GAACGAATTTTTCAAAGGTTTTCCCCTGCTTTGCCTTAATCGGATGGTGCCGCCGCCCAAGTGGTCCCCAAGTTTTAAATTCTTCCACGTTCTCCAACATGATCACTCTCGGTCGCACCAATCCCGCCCAGCGGCAGGCTACCCATGCAAGACCACGAATGTTTTTATCCTTTGGCTTTCCGCCTTTCGCCTTGCTAAAATGTTTGCAATCCGGTGAAAACCATGCAAGTGCTACCGGATGACCTGTGCAGGCTTTTGCTGGGTCAACCGCCCAGACGTTTTCACAGTAATGCTTCGTGTTCGGATGGTTCGCCTTGTGCATCTTAATAGCTTCTGGATCGTGATTGATCGCAATATCAACGCTGTATCCAGTTGCTAACTCTATACCGGTGGAAGCACCACCGCCACCGGCGAAATTGTCAACGATCAGTTCTCCGTTAATCATGGCATCACCTCCGGCATAAAATCAAACAATGTTGGCTCGTCCACCTCATTTTCCGCCGCCTGCAGATATCCAACACCATCCCGGAAGTAATCCGGATTCAATTCACATCCCTTACCGTTCCGGTGCATCTTAACCGCCATCATTGGAACTGTCATAAGACCGCCGAACGGATCATAGACTGTATCTCCCTCATTACTGTATCTATTGATGATTCTTTCCACAATATCCAGCTGTAGCGGGCATACGTGCATCTGAGCGCGTCTGCGGCTCTGCGTGGTATTAAGGGTACGCATCCGGTTGATATCATCCCATACTTCCAGCTGATTCCATGATCCCGGAGCAACTACCATAAATGTTGCCGGGAGCTTCCCGTCCTTGTCCAGATCTTCCGCAAGTTTCACATGATCCTCATAGTTATATACATTGCCGCGGCTGTACTCTCTGTACACTGTCTGTAAGCTATCAACCGGAAAATCTTTGAGTTCTTCCTTGCTGATCAGTCGGTCTCCTGACGATCTCCAATAACCATGTGCATCAATCTGCCATTGCGCACGCGTGTATTCTTCTTTTGATTTTGATACTCTTTCATCCGCAAAGCCTTTTGACTGGTCTGTCTGTTGTTTCCTAAAGAGCAAGATGTATTCTGGACAGCCTACCCCCATCTTGGTTCCGTCTTTACAACAATCCGACCATCCCAATCTATAAGTCTGGTTGTTTTCCCTTACAACATCTGTTACCACCGTTATCATTCCGAAATAGAGAAATCCATGCTTTGTATAGTGTCTGATGCATTCTGCATGAAACGGTTCCATTGTAGGAAATCCTGTTCCTGTCACATTTCCAAATAACACACGGTCCTTGACATGGATTGCAGCCACGCGCCCCGGCTTTAACACTCGAAGCAGTTCCGGTGTGAGGAAGTCCATCTGTTCAAAGAACCGGTCCGTGTTCTGATTATGCCCGAAATCGTTATAATTGGCACTGTACTCGTAATGATTACCGAACGGAATGGATGTATGTATCAGATCAATGCTGTTGCTCTCCATTGCCCGTGTTTCTTCTACACAATCTCCATATACCGCTTCATAATGTTTTCCCCTCACTGTTCTTTCTTCTCTGCTACCTTCCACACCCATCTTCCTTTCTAACCGCTCCGCTTTATTCGCAGAATTAAGTCCATATTTCTTCACAATCTCAACCATCTTCGTGACCATATGGTTATGATTCTTCCACTTTTCAAGCAGTGCTTCCTTGATCTGCCGTTCATTCTCCATGTAGATAATGTCAATCACAACCGGTTCTTTCTGTAAAAAGCGATAGCAACGATGCACCGCCTGAATAAAATCGTTAAATTCATAATCAATCCCCAGAAAGATCTCCCGGTGGCAATACCGTTGAAAATTGCATCCGGATCCGGATAATGATTTCTTTGTGGCAAATAACTTCGTCCGTCCATTTGAGAAATCAATTACCCGCTGTTCCCGCAAGTCATAATCCATAGATCCATATATGCCCACCACATCCGGCAACGCCTTTTTAATAGCGTGTCGTTCATTCTCCAGATCATGCCACAACAGGAAATGATCTTCCGGTGATTCTTCCACTATCCGTTTCATTTCTGCCACACGGCGATCAATACTTTCTCTCTTGACCGTCGCCGCTTCTTTCAATCCCTCGGCTGCTTCCTGAAATAACTGAATCTGTCCGTCCTTATCCGCTGTATCGCCATAATGCACCGGCAATTCGTGCCATCTTACATCAAGTGGCGGCAGATCATATCCCTCATCGGAATATACTGGATTGAGATCTGAAGGTTTTGTGGTAAAAAGCGCCCAACTGCTTACCCACATCCAAAACTCATCTTCCATGTTTGGGTACAAGGTCAGATTATTTGCCTTTGTGCTGTCGCGTTGGAAGAATCTGGTCAATGTCTGCCCGGTGTCCATCACTTCCAGATATCCGGCGTAATGGATCAGCTCCTTGTATTTGTTTGGTGATGGTGTAGCCGTGGCAACCAGCTTATATGGAACGTTTTTAAATTTATCTAAAAACGTCTGATAAGTTTTACTTCCGAAACTTCTTAAAACACTGGCTTCGTCAAGTGATGTTGCTGTAAAATAATCTGGCCGGATGTCTCCGTCACGAACACGCTCATAATTCGTCAACACGATCTGACTTGTGCTTTGCTCCACTTCTTCCATTGTCCGGCAGTATTCCGGCTTTTCGTATCCAAGCACTTCCACTGCATCATGTGTAAATTCCTGTTTTACTCCAAGCGGCAATACGATCAACGCACGACCACAGCTATGTTCTGATGCTAAGTGGCAGAACTCAATCTCCTGCACGGTCTTTCCAAGTCCGAAACTTTCAAACAATGCACGCCTGCCGCCTTTCAGCGCCCACACCACCGCATCCCTCTGATGGGGCTTTAATACCTTATTTACTTTTTCTGGATCCACAACGAACCCGCTTTCCGTTGCAAGTTCAATCTTGGATTCTAAAAATTCTTTGTATCTCATTTTTCAAAAGGAGACCGCATATGCATCACTCTGGCCAGAGTCTCGGCTCCTTTCCCTAAACTATTTCTTTAATTTTTTCGATATGTAATTTAAAATCAGATCACATACAAGTTCACGTGCCAAATCTGTAACCACGCTAATAATTAAGGCTTTCATCATATCTTTTTCCTCCCGTAAAAGTGACATGTTTTGATTGCATCCACTTTTAATATGTCAGAAGCCCCTAAAAATTTTTTTCGGTACAGATTTGTTTCTTATCCTCAATCGCGCTTTACACTATTTTTTCTTACCTCTGGTCTTAAACTTATACACATCGTTTCTCTTCCGGCTTATCGCACTGCGGTAGCCGTTTAATTTACTTGCTCTGCTTTTGCTCATATCTGCTCAAGTTCCCTTTCTTTCTCGTCCACATACTCTTCAATGGTCTTTACGATTCTTTCTTGTAAATCTTCTGGGATTTCATAATCGTATGACTCACCAAGATAGGAATGAATATGTAACAAGAAGCTTTGTTTGATTGTCTTTATTCTAAAGTGATGCTTTGATACACTTTTTCCACGATACCTCTCTCCGCACCAAAAAAGAAAAACTTTAACTGGTTCAAGTCGGTTCATCTTTGCTTTGTATTCTTCATACTGTTGTACCGTCATCTTTTCCTCCTAAAATCTCATCCAAGCAGGCATTCCAGCCGTCTCGGTGAATGCTCTTGCTAATTTCTTCATAACCGGATTTAAGTTCCGGTATCTTCTCTGGCAGTTCCTGGAGTGGCACCAATCCGGCTTTGCTCCGTCTGGTACAAGTTTCCCTGTCGCACAGCACAGATATTCGTCATCATTCTCTGTCTCATAGCACAATGTGCATTTCTGGCATACCTGTTCCGGCATATCCATAATCAATACTGCTTTAGCCATACCTCACACTCCTTCCGGTTTCTCGCACCGCTCAAATTCGATAACCCAAACCCACGGATTTGCATCCCAACCATACCGGTCAAGGTCGGATTTCTTGATGGTTGATTCCCACAGCCAAGCAAATTGCTCCTTTGCAATCCCGTACTCTGTGTCTACTTCTGTTCCATAATTTTTTTCACCGTATCCGATATCATCATAGAAAAGGTTTCCAACACCTTCGCTTTCTGCCCCCTTTGGTGTTATATCCTGCAACCGCTCCACTCTCACATTCGTAACCTTAAGCCAGATACGCGCCGCTTCTTTCGGCATGTGGATGGATGGTTTCCACTTTGTAACATCGGCAATGTCATTTCTTTGCCAATCTTCGTAGTAATAGTATCCGTTCGGCGCCTTTTTCCATGTCTCCCGAACATACAGGATATCTCCCGGTGCATACCTATACGGCGGCTTAACGTATTGAATAGAGCCACCATATTCATTAGCGGCAAATCCAAAGCATCCTACCTCTTTCTTTTCTGTACTGTCGGTAACAAAACCAAGTGGATATATATGCTTTTTATCCGGCTGTGGCTTTATCAATCTACGGGTACAGGTCTTCCGTCCGTCCAAAATTGCCCGAACCATTTCGGTATTGAATAAAATCGGTTTAATTGCCATCTGATACACCTGCCTTTACAATCTCTAACAAATCATCTACCAAATCCATGACCTCGTACATCATCATAGTGTCGTAGGATTTTGACTGCTGATCTGCTGTTTTATTTCCATACTTCGTACAGTCTTTCAGGAATGCTGTGCGTTCTTCCAACTGCTCCACAACCTTGTCCGGGTCGTAGGCGGTCGGCTGCGAATCAATAAAATCGAGAATTGCTTTCATCTGACTTTTATTGTAATTTCGCCCATTGAACTGCAAATTGTCTGCATCAATCAATCTTCCCATCGCTCGCCCTCCTGTTCTGCATTAAAATGCAATCTCCGACATAAAAAATTGCAAACATCAAATATGACGCATCATCAATTTCAACTCCATTTCCCCAAGCTAAAACAGAACTATGAACCATATCGCACTCATTCTTCGTCCTCCCAATCTAATTTCTGCCCGCAATTCCCACAGAAGCCTGTTTTTCTGTCCAGAAATTCAACACCACATTTGCATTTTCCAATACCCCAAACCAATTTTTTACGTGATGGCTTATATGGAATCTGCTTCTCCATCGCCGCCTGGCATTCTTCTAAAGTCCCAATTTTACGATATTGCCGCCAGTCGCTTAACGCTTCAGCAAAATCTTTCTTCATCTCCTGCAATTCTTCCGGTGTGCCAATCGCATGGTAAGCATCCCAAGCTGCCGCATCCTCGTATGTAAGAATTTTGGCATTTATCGGATGCGGGTTATCCGGTTCTTTCAGATATCGTTCCAGTTCATCCGTTACGTCCTCAAGGGATAGTTCTCCGCCGAACATATCCGTAAGGCGTTTTTCTAATGCTCGATACGGCTCAACCTCAGCTTCCAACTCCTCGATATATTCATCTTTATGGTCGCAGTTCACACAAATCTGCGTCGAACGGTTTGCAAACTCATTTTTGATGTTGGGATTAACAACTGACGTATGCCAGCGCTGAATCTCTTCCAGTGCATTGACCGCCATTTCCAAATCTTCCATTCCGCCTTCCCCGGTTACATGCTCCGCCGTATGCATCCGGTACTTGATTTTTTCAATTGCTTCATTCTCTGTCATGTCTATCCCTCCTAATCTGCCAGTATCGGCAAAGCAAACGCCCACAGGCACCACGCCGATCCCGTCATCTTGATTCCGGCGATAACCGCAATGCTAACGGCAATCCACTTCACAGCTTTTTCAAAACTCAATTTTCTGTTCTTGCGCTTTTCCCGGCATATATCGTTGCTCGGGCACTCCATGCAACAATATGTTTTTCCGAGCTTGCATTCTTTTTCGCAACCCATTATTTTTCCTCACTCTCCCTATACGGCTCTGGCAGTGGCATCCAGGCTATTATCTCGACATCGGTATCGACCATATCAACATCACATCTGCCGTATTCTGCAAGATAATCAGTGCAAGTCGTTGACCACCAGTACCATGCGTCCGAGTAATGCACCCCTGTTGCCGTAAACGGTACATCTTTGATGTTCGCGTAATAAGATTCCGGATTATGATTCACATATGTAATGTTGACCGGGACGCAATCTTCCGGCAACCTCTCGCTTACCGGAATCCACCGCCCAAACTCCGGCTTTCTCGCTACTGTTCTCATGCATTCAATCATTTCCCTGCTCCTTTCCGCACCGCAGCTGATACGGCACCTCTCTGAATCTCTTAAGCACGTCGCCGCTCACATGCTTGCTTGGGCGTGTCATCTTCTCACTGATTTCCGCCATGCGCCTGCGGCGCTCCTTACTGTCTCTATGCATTTATCTCGCCCCCTGTATCCTCGATCGTAGCGGACACCACCGCGGCGACGTCTTGACCACCGGCAAAATCTCCCGCTCCGCTTTCTTGCAAAAACTCATGGGATCGAACCGCTCTCTCTGGATTTTTCCGCAATGTTCACACTCCGCGCAGATATGTACCGGCTCATAGCCGTCATTTTCCGTCACGTACCGGAGACCGTTTTTATTCACGTAATACACCAAGCCGCTGTATTCGCACCCGCCGTTCAGCGCCGGGCATATGATCTCATCGTAAATCTGTCTGATCGTCTTGCCTGCTTCAAGAGCTGCCACAATATCCTCTCGGTACGGGTCATACATGCTCGTTCTTTTTCTTCTCTCCATTGCCCTGTCCTCTCATAACTTTTTCAATCATCTTTTCTTGATTCCGCTCTGCGATATGGTCCCGAACCGATTCCTCCGGAAAAGCAATCTGATATGTCCGCTCCTTGATCCGGTTCGTGATCCGGTCATCGTACCGCAGACTGTCCAATGATTCGTTGCTTGTAAAGATAGTCACTTTCTTGTTGATGTACCGCTCGTTGATGATCTGGTACATCTTGTCGTTGATCCACGCCGCCGGGGATTCCACGCCGAAATCATCGATAATCAGCACATCCGCCGTGTTAAGCGCATCCAATAACCGGCTCTCACTGTATTCGGCATCCCGCCGCCATGTATTCTTGATCTCCTGCAGGATGGTCAGCGATACTGCAAACTTAACCGCATAGCTTTTCATAAGCTCATTCGCAATACCTGCGGCGATCCGTGTTTTTCCGCTACCCTTTGTGCGAGACCAGATAAACAGCCCCATGCCCTGATCCCTCTGGCTCCCGAAATCATCCAGGTAAACCTTTATGATCCGGCAGGCATCTGCCACCGTCTTTTTGCTGTCCGGCTGTCGGTACACATCCGTGCGGAAGGTTTTCAAATCCATCCCCCGGAACGCTTCCGGAATATCCGCAAACCGCAACCGCCTTGACATCGCCGCCCGCTCCCGGCACTTACATTCCACCGCCGTTGTGATACCGTCCTTTTCGGTCAATATCCACTCGGTACCATTGCACAACGGGCACACATCAGAATCCTTCAAATTCTCCGGTGTCTCCAAGTTCCCCGAGCCGCTCATTGATCGATTTTTCATGCGCTGTAGTATTTTCTCCAGCGTTTGTTCCATCTGCTCCATTGCCCGCTCCTTTTAGATACTGCATAAATACATTCTCACGAAGCCAGTTTTCCGCTTTCTTGATATACCGCTCCGCCGTTCTGTCCCGCCGGCAAGCATCCGCATAATTCTGCGCCGCCCGTATCAGATCATCCTCCGGTACGCCAGCCATCACCGCATTGCAGTATTCCGATTCTGACAGGTAGCCGGTACATTTTTTCGGGTAGGCTGCAGCAAATTCCACGAACCGCTCCACGGGGGATATAGGGGGTGTTTTGGTTTCGTTTAGTTTATGTTTAGTAATAGGTACACTTTGTGGTTCACACTGTGGTACGCTCTGTGGTTCGGTTTGTGGTACACTTTGTGGTTCACACTGTGGTACATTTTTAACCTCGTTTTGTACCACAAGACTATTCAGATGATAAACCGCAGCTTGGTTTCCCCCTCGGGAACGCCATGTAATATACCCATCCTGTTCCAAGCGGTTTCTCGCTCTTTTGATTGCCTGTGCATTCAGCCCCGATTTCAGCACCAGGACTGATACGGCTACCGTAAACTCTTGCTGCCAACCCGTTTTATTCGCTATGGACATAAGCGCATGCCATAAGGCGATGGCGGGTGAGGGCAGCGGGTTTAGTTCGAGCCGATCGTAGAATGCTTTTATTTCGGCTATGTAATTCAAGCGATCACCCCTCTTCTAACTCTGTTATTGTGACCTCTGTCCTCGGCTCCCACTTATCAACATCTACATAACTTCCATCCGTAGAAACGATAATTTTGCAATTATCATCCGACAGCACTCCGTAATGCACCAGAATGTCATGTAAGGCTTCATGAAGATTCGTAAGATCAACCCTGCGGTTGTTCGGCATGTAATACACCGCTTTCACGTTCACCTTACAATCAATGGTTTCTATGTCCGGCATGAATTTTTCACACTGCTTTTCATATTTTTTATATGCCGATGACGGAACGATTCTCGGACGCCCTGTTTTGTCCTTAACAATCTGCTGACTGTTCTTTTTCGTGATCGGTTTTAATTTAATCGTGAATTTATACTCCATCCGCACCACCCATCCGCATCTGTGCGTTGCAATCATTGATCTGCTCCGCCAGGTACGCCGGAAGCGTATAGCAGTCAACAAATTCATGCGCATCTGCGAGATCCTTTCTCTTCAATGCCTTGTAACTCTTCATCTTGCCCTCATCATCGTAGATTCCAAATTCCCGGCGGAGCTGGTTGTAAATATCCCGATACACTCTCTGCCGGATCGCATTGTCCAGATATGCTTCCGTTTTCTTGCCGCCGAGAAGTTCCGCACCTCTGCGTCTGATATGTGCCGACAATTCATCCGATTCTGCGCCGAACAGCGGCATATCGTTCTCGATGTGGTCGATGCGGTGTTCTACCTTGGTCACACGCTTATCTACGATCAGTGCGGCTTTCAACTCTGGCGACATCCCCTCAAGCAGATTGCTGTGATCAAAATAAGAATCAACCAGACGATCGTATACTTCCCATGCCGTATCCGTATTTAAAGATTTTGCATGGAGGAACGCACCCTTCTTTGTCCAGAGGTAAAGTTTATTCAAATTTCTAGCGAAACCTAAATTTTCGGTTTCGCTCTTGAACCGTTTCAGCTCCTCACCATCCAGACAAATAAAATGCTTTCCTTCCACATATCTGCTCTTATTGTTGTTAAAATTATCTGTGATTTTCTTTGCTTCAACGCCATACGCTTCTGCAATCTGCTGCGTTGTCAGCACTCTCATGCCTCTATATTCTGTAACCTTTAATTCTTCCAATTATTTCTCCTTTCCCCTCCGGGACGACCCCGGAGGTATCATCATGGCTTCGACAGTTCGTGATATAATAAGTCTCCGCATGATTGGTTTCTTTTGCCCGCAGGCGGGTGTTTCAACCCTATAACCAGCTCCGCCCGAATATCCGCCGGAACTCTTCTCTGCTTCCGTAATGGCTTTCAAAATATTCCTGTGCCATCTGCTTAAGCTTCAGATCCATTTCAGCGGCATTCTTCCCCGCCTGCGTTCCATTCGGATGCAGATCCGGGCGAAGCGGTATGACAAATCCATACTTCTCGCTATTCTTCCGGTTCGGATTACCCGGGAAAATATGATGGCGTTCAACCGGCACCGCGCCGGTAAAATAGCAATGTTCCATATCATCCGTGAATACGCTCCATAATCGCTTCATATTCCCCACCGCTCTTTCATTTCCTGTAGTTCTGCTGGCGTAATGGTATCTATTCCAAGTTCCTTTGCATCCGCTACCGTTCCGTCAATCAGAACCGACATTTCTTTCGTGTCATAGGTATGACTCCCGCGATAGATTTTATATACAGTCAGTTTTCCGTCATACCGAACCGGCATTGCATGGATCGTTTCCTGTTCCCACATATATTCTTCTGGTGCGTTTGACTGATAGTAGAAAATATTTCCATCTGGAAGATATTCGGGCTGTCCATATTTACAGATCAGAACATTTTTAGCTTTTGCCTTTGAAATCGTGAGTACGTCAGCAATTTTTCCAACCAACACATGAAAGTAAGCATTTGCATCAAGGCTCCGTTTCTGCGTATATCTGACAGCTTTTATTTTTAGCTTGTCCTGATTCTGTAAATTTTCAATTTGACCGGCTGCCGAAGCGTCAACCTCAAACGTGAGGATGATGCCTCGTCCATCAAATGTCCGGCTTGCACCAGTTAGCTTTCCGGTAGTCTCCATCAGGCATCAGCTTCTTTCCTTTTCTTATACCAGGTCTCTACCTGTTTGATCAGCTTGTTTGCCAGCTCCGTAGAAATATCAGATGTACCGGAAAAATTGTACATTTTCTTAAGCTGGTTCACGATATCTACCGCATTTGCGTTCTCACACATTTCAGCATAGGCATCCACAAATCTATTGATTTTATGTAACTGCTCTGCTGTCGCCGGTGTAAACTGCGGTGCTGGTGCAACTGGTTCCGGTGTCTCGCCGTCCGGGTCTTTCATCTCCTCGGTCGGAATGCAAAATACCTGAAAGCATGCATATTTAAATGCAATCGCCATTGCCTTGTTGGTTGCTTTATCTCCACTGTCCATGCCCTCGCCAACTGTGATTGCTTCAATAGACGAGCCGTCCTCTGCATAGAACGTATATTTTATCCGGCAGATGGAATAGATCAGAACCGCACCCTTATTTGTGGTTCGCTCCTGTCTCTGCTGTTCCAATACTTCCGGAACAATAAAAACATGATTCTTTACCAGCGCCGGATTGATTGCATTCATGACCGCATCAATTCCGCGGTACTTAAAGCCCTGCTGTTTATTCACTGCATCTTTACCAACCGCCCCGATCTCTTCCATGCACC